TTCTAGAAGTTTATTTTCTACCAAATTAAAGTTTATGGACTTCATCAATCCAGAACTTCCCCCAACAAAGAAGTGGGGGATGCCGGTTTTGGAATCCTTCACAAAGTCCATCAAGTGTTCTGGTGGTAGGGATCTGGTTGCGGAATGTAAAATAAGATAATTCGTGACATCACTATTCCCAACGGTTCCTCTCAACTTTGCTTCTCTAAGAGATTTGCCATTCGAACCTGCGTCTTGCGTCATCTGATCTTTTGTGGAAGATTGTTTGTTCTTGCCTCGTCTCAACTCATCAAAGAGTACCCTATGTTCGGTGGGTGATCCTGTCGCATTATTAAATTTGAAATAATCCACACCACTCGTTGGTTCTCTCGGAATGGAAAAGAGGGTCTTTTGGATCATGGTATCCTGCTTGGGCAAAAGAGCGTACTCATCACCGATGGCAGACAAGGACTTGATTGCCATTTTCATCACTCCGTTAATAAAGGCAGTTAATGGCATCTTCACTTTGTTCTTGCTAATGTATTCTTTGTCAAACCAACTCAAGAACGTGTTTAGTGAGATTGGTATGTCTGCCAAGTTTCTGTAATATCTCTTTGCGGTTCTAGAAAATTGTGCATAGTCTTTATTCGTTATCGAGGCCATGGCAGCAACAGTGTCGTCTCCGGCTGTGGTTCTTGTAACCTCAACGACACCATTCTTTAAATTAGTTTCATAAAATCCCTCTGATTGTCCTTCAGTAGAGTATGTTGTGAACTCAGAAGATCCAACGACAACTCTAATATTTTTCCACGACTCTTTATTTGTTTCTCTTAGTCTACCAACAGCTATTTCCAACAAGTCACCAAGGAAGAAGTATTTTATACTGTATTTTCCAGTTGATGAATCAAACTCTGGGTTTGAAATTTCTTTCAAGACTTCAGAAAGATTATCCATATCTTCCTCTCCCCGATCTTTGTGCGTGGCCTGGACCACCTTCTTGGATGCCTTGTTTATCTCTTCTTGAGACATGTTCTGTGTTGCAATTTTGGAACAAGCAGATGACTTCTCCTCTGCATTGGCAACTTCACTGTCTATCTCTTCTCCAAAGGCACTGAACGCTCTTTCTTGAAATGGTTCTCCGGAGAAGCCCAGAAGGAGGGCATGTTCTTTCATCTTTTGATGTGAAAACAATCCGTTTGATAATTGCCCGTCGATGAAACCCTTGAGCGCTGGTGAGGAGTCAAACTCATGATATGTATAGAATTTCTTCGAGGGGTCTTTATCCTCCAAGTAAACCTTCAGGTGAGGAGATCCGAACTTTGCACTACCCTCTTCTATAGTTGACGGTATCTCTACTGCCCCAGCAAAAGTGAACCCACTAATGGGAGTTGCGGAATTTATTATACTACAAGTTTGTTTAAAACTATCCATGTCATCAAATAGTGGATTCTGATAACGGTGGAGTATGTTTTTTTCGTCAACCTTGTAGATCCTAACCCTTTTTGACTTCAAGAGATCGTCGATGATGCCGGAGTACACCAAGGCTTTGTTGCTCTCCTCCTCAGAAAGCTTTTGTTTTTCGGCATCTATAATCTCATCAGTGGTTGGTGGGTCTTTCGAAGATCCCTCTTCCTCCAATTTGTCCTTCTCTTCTTTTTGTTTCTTCTCCAGCTCTTTGATTCTTTTTCTTATTTTTCTCTGACTCTCCAGGTTTTCCTTAGAGAACAAGATATTACTGTGATACGGACTGTTAAACATCGACTCAAGATAGGACTTATATGTGAGATTAACCACGACAGAACCCTCTTGAGCAAAGTCAAAATCGAAATGCACCAGAGACAAGTCCATAAGGGTCTTTTGCTCTTTCAGTAACTTCAGTGCCTCTTGTGCTTCTGGCCCGTATGAACTTGCAAGTTTGTCTGCAATGCTCCAACCTACTTGAAGTTTCAGGGTAAAGTGATCTGGATTTAGTCTCTTCTTTTCTTCGTCTGAGTCTGCGGAAAGTTGATATTTGGAGGAGAGTGTAAAGAGATCTGAGTATTTCAGATCTGGATCTGGTTGTCCAACCACAGTGGTGAACAAATCTGCAATTCTTTCTGCGTACAATTGAACCTTCAATATCAAACTTGACTTTTCCATGTGTGCGGTGGCACCTTGAAATGTCCAGTCCATGCTTTTTACGCCCATATTGGGGGTCATGCTGATTAGGGAACTAAAAGACTCATGCAAAGATGTCCTATATCTCTCTCCCTGATCCACTCCTGCGTGAGTCGGGAATACGATTTCTGACAATTTTATCTTGTCATCTCCAGCAGCAGTGGACTGTTGTGCAGTCTTTTTAAAAAACCTCATCTCCGGAACAAGTGAGGAAAAGTGTTGAGACTTCAATTTCGAGAGATTAAGCATGTTCACTCCCAACATCCTCGTCATCATTACCGAAGGCTGATCGTCTTCCAGACAGACGAATTCCCTATAAGGCACTCCACCATTGTCTGGGTTTGAGTACACCTCCCTGTTTATGTAAGAGAGATCATAGAGACTCATAAGCAAAAGAGCTTGTTCCGTGAGTCTCCTCCTGTTATCCAGTTCTTCTTTGCTGATTTCTTCTTCGACAGCCATGCTACATCCCGTACAGTGACAGCACCCTTTCCAGTGGCAAAGGTATGTAAACCACATCACCGTTGGAAAAGTGTGAGTCTGTTGGTTTCTGATTGAAGAGGGCAATTACCCACCACAACTTAGAATCATTATAGTGCTCATGAGCAAGTTTGTAAAGCTTTGTGCCCACGGACCACTCAACACTTATAACATCCAGTGTAGAGATCTCTTCTGTTGTTAACTCCTTCAGGTCAGGGGTGCCATAGTGTCTGATGGCTTTTGATATGCCTCTTTGCTTACGCAAGTGTTCATATATCTTTTTAGAATTGTGATAAATCTTCCTATTTCCCATTCTATCTGACATCATTTACCTCCAGCAATATTCTTAGTTGCCTTGTTGGCCGCCGCGGTTGAGACTTTTTTGTCGGTGGAGCTTTTGTTGCTCGTCTTTGGGGCATCTAGTGTGGTGGAATTGTTTGTGCTTCCCAGCCCATAAGGGTAGAATTTATTTGCTTGCTCTCCTGACTCGTCCCAACCTAAATCGTGAGTATGAATAACAGTGAACGTACATGACAGAGAAATTGTCTGAGGTATTACCGTGGGTTCTGATCCCATTCCGTTGTCATTTTCTATAAAGAATCCAGAGTCAAAATCCGGGGAGTATGAAAATCCACTAATGGTTCCGAATAATCCGTTTTGTTCAACTGATCCGACGGCAGTGCCGGTGGATGTGTTTGCTATTAAGTTAGCAAACTTCATCTTAAAAATTGGTGGTGCAGAAAGAACCTTTCCGTTGTCGTCTGCGGTTCCCTGACCTGCTTTTGCATAAACTGGATAAAGCATATTCATCAATGTTGAACACTTGGCCATGTGGGTCTTTCCCTCTACGAGAGTTGACGACGGAACATCCCAAGATAAATTTATCTGTCTAGTTGTACCTCGGTAAGATTGGATCGAGTCCATTCTACCGAAGACTTGTTCGTTACTAAACTCTGTTTGATATTGATCATCAAACTGAGTTATGAATGCTTTAAATTTCACAATTGTTTTGCTGGGGACGTGCATAATCTCCAAAACTAACTTTCGTTGGTTTGCTAACCAGTCGGAGGGGTCTGATATATAGTCTGATTTGAAATCCATTTTACTTCTCCTATGCTATTGAAGACCCGGCCTTGTTGCCCGTTATTACATCCTCTACGACGACTTCGAAAACTTCTGCCAACTTTCTACTATTAACATTTATTGCGACATTGGTGTCTGATGCCGAAGATGTTCCTGATCCGGAAGACTGTGCTTGGGGTTGGGGTCGAACCGTTGATGATGCTGGCATATTCGGTGCCTGTTTTGGTCCCCCGCCCTTGATCGGGTTTCTGCCCACGTCGTATCTCTCGGACGGTATCTTCACTGAGTTCAGTGCCTCTACTTTTGAAGCTTCTTCGGGGGTCAGAGGAACGGGGACGCCATTCTTCTCGACCACAATTCCTCCGATCATCGTTGCAGTCATTGCTGATGATTTTTTCGGTGCGGAGGCATTGGCCATGCCGCCGACAACCTGCGAAGCAGTAACTGGTTTTGGTTTTTTCTTTTCCTCTTCATCGTCACCGAACCAAGAACTAAAAAATGATTCTGTGGCCGGTTTTGTTTTTGTTTGGGGTGCATCGTTGTCATCGTCTGGTCCTAGTCCTGGAATCCAAGAGACAAGTGCCAGTAGTTTTTCCTTTATCCAGTCGATGCCGGACATGAGTCCGTCCTTTATGGCATTTGGAATTGTTTCTGCAAAAAACCCAACAATCAAATCTTTCAAGGCAATAAATGGAGACAAAACCCTCTCAGTTATCCTCTTGCTTCCGGATGCCAACGCGTTGCCGAAAGAATCAACTCCAGTTTTGATGTATCCCAATAAATCCTTTACCAAATCAAAGGCAAGTTTAAACGGCATCTCTATAATGTCCCGAACCCCTATCCAGGTATCTCGAATAAATCCAGTAAGTCCTAAAATTGGAGCACCTATAGCCTGCACCACATCATAGGCAAGTTCTCCCACGATAGAGAAAACATCCGATATTAACTCCCCAACCATTGCCATTTTTTCAAAAGGCCACAGCAAGACATCCAGCACAGCTTCCGCGATGTCGAAAACCACTCCAGTGATTATTCTACCAAGTGCAATAACTGGTTTTGCAATGGACCATAAAACTTTAAGAGTAGAACCAAGAATACTAACAAACGGGGTTGCTGCCTTGACCACCATCTTGAGTGCTCTTCTTATAAATCCAAATGTTGGTTCCATGAACTCAAAGACATTCTTCATCATGTCCATCATTCCTCCAGAACCTCCACCAAATAAATCTGACATCATTTCTCCAAGTTGATCTAACCCCAGTGCCATTGCCAAGTTATCAGCAAATGCCATCACTGCCTTGCCGATGCCGGAGAAGAAATCCAAAGTTTGATTTGCTGTTTCTGCCAATCTCGTCATAGGATCAACCGCTTCTCCTAGTCCCTCAAGTTGAGATTCATCTATCTCCCCTGTTAGGAACTTAGTCATAGTTGCCTCGTCCATACCAGCTGCCTCGGCCATGGCCATTCTTTGATGTCTGGACATGTCTTCTATGGATTTTCCAGTGGCATCGAATTGCTCCTTTATCTTAGCAGCAACTCCAGCTGGTCCTTCTTCGTTTTGGACGGACATCATCTCCATTGTATCCAGGAACTGTCCTCCCATCAAATAATTCAAATCGGCAACAGAACTGGCAGCAGAATCAAAAGTATCAAACTTCTTGCCCAACTCAACCAAGTCTCCGATCTCCATACCGAGTTGTCGTGCTGTTCCTGCTGTCTTTAAAAATACCTTATCCGCATTTGCACCGAAGGAAGAGAAATCTTTTTGGGAAGATGCCATCATGGAAGATAATTCTCCAAAAGACATACCCAATTGATTAGAGGCAGTCTGTAATGTACCCATTGTCTCCTGAGCTTCTGGTCCTGTTTTTCCCATTACCGTCATTTGGTGACTTAGGATAGATGTATAGTCATCTGTCGAAACTCCCAATCTCTCCACTGCTAAACCAACTTCGGCAAATTGAGAAACCTGCCCTCTGGACATTCCCTGAAGTCCTGCTAGTGAGTTTTGAAGTTTTCCTGCTTGTTCGACGAGTTCTCCAGTGGAGGCAACGACCCCGCGGGTGCCAGCAGACATCTCTATTGTCGCAGCAAAATAGTCCCGGCCTTGGCCTGTTGTAGCAGCAAGTGATGCTGCCATTTTATCAAACTTTAGTGTTGCGAATACGACAAACTCTCCCAATTTCTGAACAGCAGAAATGGCAAGAGCTTGCCAGTTTAGGAAACGTCCTACTCCTGCGGTTAAACCGCTCATAACTGCTTCAGCAGCATCGCCGCCCTTGATCAGTCCACCGACTACAGAGGTGATGCCCCCCTCTTTGGGTTCCTGTATTCCCATCATGCCAGCAAAGCTGCCGACTAATTCTTCAGCGCCGTCTTTTGCATCTCGGATGGACAAAGTTTCTTTCCTTTGTTTCTCCATCTCCTTTGTTATCTGTTTGTGCTTATCTAGTGCCTTCTCTAACCAATCGTTCTCGTCCTCGGTTAATTGAATACCATCTCTCCTGCTTTTAGTCTGTAGGTCTAGGATTTTTTTCTTCTCTTTTTGGAAATCAATATCTTCCTGTAGGGCGACCAATCCTTCTTGGTGTTTCTTGAGGGCATCACCAGTGAGTCCCGTAACAGCTTGTTGGGCTCGCAGTTGTTTGTCAAGTTGTTCGACTAGATCATCCTGTTTCTTTTTCATCTCCTCCATGTCCTCTTTTCGGAGCAGAGCAATTTCAAGAATATCTTCCGACATCTCTTTTTCGATCATCAGTTGTTTTATTTTTTCCTTCTGTAATTCCATTGGGGATACATCGGTGGCAGACCCAACCCTGTCTCTCCCCAGTGAGGAATTAAACCCACTACTCTCAGAAGATCTCTGGTTTCTGTCTTTCTTGATTTCATCAACCAGATCTTTTAATGCTTTATTTAAATTTCTAATTTCGTCTGGAGACATTACTTATCCCCCTATTTGAAAGGCCACTTAATCTTTGTGCTTCTTTCAAAATTCTTGACGGCAGTATTTAGACCTGCTCTGTTGCGATGAGTGATGGGGTTATCAAGTCCGTATCTCTGGTATGCGGAAAGGTATCTCTTTTCTTTACCCAATACCTTGGCAAAGTCACCAATCTGCCTTTTGGTTCCCTTTACGTTCACCGGGATCGATACACTATCTCCGAAGACGTACCTCATTGCAACCTTAACGACATTGCCAAACATTTTCAGAAAGCTCTCGTTAAGCTCTCCGTTTGCCGCGGCATTGAGATCAATTGTCATTTGTTCTTCTTGTTCCATAACCGATTCCTCTAACTAATAAATAGTAGAAATTAAAGAAAGCATCACCTGTTCTTTTTCTGTGCTTTCTCCATCTCTGACTTCTCATCTTCGAATTGTTTAATAAGTCTTTTCAGAAACCATCTTCTAATTTGAATAGGTAAGTTGTAAACCTCTATGAAACTCCAACCACCATGATGCTTTAAGTTAAAGATCTCTTCGTAGACGGATTCAACATAATCATTGGTCAGGCCAAAAAAACCGAGGAGTGATGGGCACCTCCACGGGCCCACTGTGATCGCAACTTATACAGGTAAACTCCTGCTCCAGTTTCATGGTTGGGTTAATGATCTTATAAACCCCCCTGATATATCTGGAATCCATTGCTGACATTGTATCTACAAACTGGGAAATTACTTCCCTGTCTCTGTTTCCTGCTACGGAAAGCACCATCAACTTTAATATGTTTGTTAAAACCGATGATGGCATGTTGTGTTTCTTTAATTTCTCTTCTGTCTTTGTCATCTCTACCTCATCCTTGGAGGAGAGGAACCTCAATTCGACCTTGTAACCAGATCTTGGCATAGTCAGGAGGGGATACCCTTCGGAACTAACCTCAATGTCATCGAGCTTATCTACTCCACCTTTTGTCGCACCGGAAAACTTACTTGCTTCCTCTAAATCCACTTCCACTTCATTTGGCTTATTGCAGGATGGGCAGTTTATTTTAATTGGGTACTCTGGTCCGTATCCGGAAATGCGAGATGACACAATGAGGGCATTCTTGTCTCCGATCAGTAAGTCGGGAACTTTTATGCTCTTGTCCAAAATGATGTTCTGTAGCATCCTATCAACAGCTGTGCCGTTTTTTAATAATGCGGGAGAATTCAATATATCCTCTTCTTTTGCTGTCATATATTTTATTTCAATTGTTTCTTGCTTGTACAGGGGGTGCCCTTCGGGGTAATACATTCCACCAGAAGGTAATTCTACAAATTCCGTTGGAACTGCAAAATTTAACTGATCCCCGGATACAGAAACAGGGGCAGAAGTATCAGCTTCTCCCCCGATTTTGTCGAGATTATTTCTTTTTGTCATAAAAACCTAGCTTTCTATTCGGTTGGTGATAATTGACCTTCGGCATCAGAAGAGAAGAAAGTATCAGTATCCTTGCCTTTTTGCCCAACAGCACCCATGCCACCACTTGTTCTAAGTGTGGCCCAATCATATCTTATCGTAAGTGTGATATTTGTTAAGTCATCCGACTCGTAACTCAATTCACCCCAATCGACATTGGTAATAAACGCACCGTTAAGAACCCACTCTTCGACCACGTTATTGTCATTGGAATCAAATTGTTTAATTCTTACTTTGCCCAAGGCATTGGTTGCTGCTTGCTTGGTAATTGAATCCGTTACCGAATCATTTCCTGGAACAACATATCCACTTTCTTTGAGCATGTTTGCCATTAAACCAGCAGCATTGGGAGAAACCGGATCAACGAGCGTGCAATTTACCGTATCCCACTCAACTCGACCAGGATAATAGAAGGTGTGATTGAGATACTTGTGACTTACCTCTCCAACAGTTGCCGATGGTTTCTTTACTTGCGTCACTAACCACGACATCTCCCCACCACCTGCACCCTCGATTGAGAGGAGGAATCTATAACTTCTTTTTGGTTGCGAAGCCTTACTTGTCCAAAATCTTTTTTCTGCCATTTTCTATTTCTCCCTTATAAGATAAGTATTTCCTTATCTGATTTTTAATCGTCAAAAGATGCTCCACTGCGAAGAATTGTGAAATCAATCGCAATATACTCAGCAGTTCTAGTTGGTTTAAGCATTACCTTCGCATACATGATATTTCTATCAACTAAGTCTGCGGTTGTTGTGGTTTCATCAAGGACAACTCTGAAATCTGTGAGTCCGAATTGATTCTTGATGTTATCCAAAAATGGTTCTGCTTGATTGGTGAAATTTTCCCAAGTTGTTTTAACATTGGGACTGAAAAGCATTGTCGATGCAATTCTTGAGATTCCCTTCTTGACGTGAATCATTAGTCTACGGACATTGATTCTATCAAGTGCCGAAGGTGTAGTCTGTAGAGTCTTTTGACCGAAGATTACAATTCCTTCTGCTGGAAATTTCGCAATTGGATTAACACTTCTTTCATAAAGTTTGTCCCTGTCTTTTCTCGAAAGTTGCTCACGGACACCGACGACTGGTATACCTGCGGCACCGTCAGTGAGTCCACCACGAGTGAATCCTGCTGGTGCGAACCAAGGTGCTGACTTCTTGTCAGTGCTTGAGAAAGTTCCCATAGCAGCAACAGAAGGTGGCATCCAGATTAAGGAACCTGCTCCAGCTGTGTCCCTAACTTGGACCCAAGGATGGAAAGCACAAGCATAACTTGTATTCAATCCTCTGTTCTTTAGGTTGCTAAGAATTTTATCTGTGGAACCTTGTCTCGTTGCGGCAGTAGAGGTTGACTCATGAAGTGGTTCATATCCACCCGGAAGATCAATGACTGCCAGTGCATCTGCACGAGATTCACATGTCGTAATCAAATGATCAGTGATGCTAGTATTTGTGATTCCAGGAACACATGCTGCATTCATCTCCACAACCTCTGCATCAGAAACCGAATCAATTGCTCTCTTCAGTGAATGAAACGCATAATTTGTCTCTTCGGTCGCAGTTGTGAGTCCGGAGTTTCTAAAAGGATCTCTTTCCTTAATGTCCAACCCATCTGCTCCACCAAATAGGGGCATCGTGAAACTATCAAACCCGGCATCTAACACAGAAGTGTAGGAACCAAAGTTTGTTGAATTGTCCGGTGCTAGAGTTGCACCACAAGAAGTGATTGAGTGACCGGACTTTCTACTTCCCTCTCTGTATGCGGCATGTTTTTGCACACCCGCGGAACCAGACGCATAGTGTAAGTCATCAAGGGAGAATGTAAATTGTAGTCCTACATTATCCTTTGTTCCATCAAAGGAGTCATATGATTTTGGTTTTGCTCTTAGCAAATCAAAATTACTCTTCTCCAACATGTTCGTAGTTCTCTCTGTGCTCTCAAAACCGAAACAGGCTAAGGCAGGGTCAGTGATTCCACCGTCGGAACTTGAAGTTCTTAACGCAAGCTTCGGGAATTCTGCTCTGAGCAAAAGTAATGGACCTGTCTCAGCTGAACCGGAGGTGGTGAGATCTTTGCCGGATTCTCTATTTAGCGTTGGTTCTAAACTATCTGCACCGATAACAGTGTTGCCCGTAATTGTGCCACCGGATACGGTTATCGCATCAAGTCTGGTTGGTCCTTCGAAACCAAAGGGCAACGAGAGTGGGTTCATCCCACCGTTAGCAACCATCTCTTTTACTTCTACACGAACAAACTTAGATTGATTATTATAATCTCCGTATACAGTGTACTTGTTCTTGTCGTTGTCCCACGTTCTATACTTGTCACCAACCTTGGTGGCAATATAGTTCGAGGAATTTGGATTCAAACTACAACCTGTGAAGGATTCTAGTACCCTCGTTTTCCCGTCATGGTCTGACAATTCTCTGACCTGCACAGTGAACGTGCCGTAGGGATCGTTATTGGGATCGAGTGATGCCTTAATGTCTGAAATTGTGATCTTGACACTTCTCTGTGCCTCTTCTCCTTCATCAAGTGCAACAAGTCTGAATAACTTGTCCATATTTGAAGCAGCATAATTCGCATTATCGCTTGTCAAATCTTGGGCAATGACCCAACCTGATTGTGCGGAAGTCACTGCCCTCTCATGGTTGTATCCATTGGCAATTGGTAATACAAATCCATATGCTTTTCCAGCAGCAGCATTGGGTGATGTAGACCCGCCACCGATGGTGTCATAAAGACTTCTTTCGAAAGTTTCTCCCAAAAAGTAATCTGATTGAGCAGTGTTCTTTGGACCCAACATGGTTGGATCGGTGTTGAACACCTTTCTAATATAGAGATCGGAATTAGGATTAAAGTTGAACGAAGATGTAAGAGTAGCAGATGTACCCTTGCCGATGACTGCCTTAAACTGAAAGTCTCCTCCGTTATTCTTAACAACAGTACCAACACCGTCTTGGCCGGCTGTGCCTTCTGGGGCATTGCCCAGTAACTTCACATATCCAGCATCGAGATACCAGACTGCTGCCAAAGATGCAGTAAGACTGTTGGAACCAGATGGCATAACGAACAATCCATAGGCACCACCATTCGCAGTTGCGTCAATTCCTTCGGATTTTACGGACCACCCTGCGGCACCGGCTGCGGTCGCTTGTGGGTGTTGGGCACCTAAAAGTCTAACAACCGTTAGGGCACTTGAATTTCTCAACCATGCTTGAGCAGCATAGGTAGCATACATAGGAGAGGTCTTATTTCCATCTCTCCACACATCTCCTGCTTCACCTCCGGCCACGGGACTCCCGAATACTGCCTCAAACTCTGCCATCGAAGTTACTCTAACCGGTTTAAGACCTGGTCCTCGTCGAGTTCTTCCGATAACTACAGGACCAATATCCTGTGGTGTTTTTGGGAGTTGGGAGCTATCTATTTCATCGAGGAAAACTCCGGGGGATACAAATCTAAATTTTCTTGAATCTGCCATTTTCAACTATCTCCTTGTGTGTGCCTATTCGACAATTGCTTTACTGTCACTTACTAAATAGTGTTTTTCTTTTCCAAAGGCAAGGTTTATCACACTTTCTTTGTTGTCTTTTCCGATAACATTTCCTTCTCTCCGGTAAATTTCACCCTTGCAACACCTTCTCTTTTCAGGATCTTTGGTTCATCATCATTGGTGTCTTGACCATATAAGTAACCTAACACATTGATAGTTATAGAAGTTTGATAGATCCTCTCCTCCTGTTCGATGGCCGATGAATTGTTGGCAAAAGAGTAGTCTGATTGGATGAATGCTTCGTATGTGTGTCCGTCTTTTTCGATGGAGAAGCTGTTTATATTCCCCGTCTTAGTAACAAAGGGGTGGAGGAGTTCATTCATTTGCTGTTGGTATTCTGTCCTCAGAGTTATGAGATATGACATGTCAACATAGGTCGGTGTCTTTATGTAGTAGGACTCCTCCACAATATTTTGATTTTTAAAACGAAAATTGTCCTGCTTGAAAGTTCTTTTCGAGTTTGTTGAGGCAAAATTTGCAGTCTTATCCTGCTTTATTGATCTGTGGGTATAGAGATTAAAATTATTGTACTTATTGATCGGTGGCATGTATGTCTGCATAGATCCCCTCCTTGACGAATCCTTATTCATCGAGGTTCTTTCTACCGAAATAACTGGAAATATGAGGGAACCTTCCCTGTCTCTTAGTTCCTTTCTATTTTTTATTTGAAACGATCTTTCACCGCTTACCCAAATTACTGGGACTTTCTTGAATCCTTTGTTGGTGGTTGCGTGGAGATCCATACCCTTGTCTACCCACTCATATAGTGCGTAGTCAACTGTCTCTATTCTCGATGGTTCTAGTGCAAGAACACTCTCATTGTTTTTTGCCATAACCTAATTAGTTCAACCCGTTGTAAAGGGGCTCTTGAACCACACTCCATTTTCATTAAAGTAATATTTGTTCTCTTTATCAAATGGTCCGATAGCAGAAGATCCCGTACTAGAGACGTAAATAACCCTCCCAGAATATGAGGAAGAGTTGTTATAAAATCCTGTTAAAATGGCCCGGTCTTCGGAAGAGGAAGCATTGAGGTGTAGCACATCATGCATATCTGGCATTTCAACGCTTGCTGTGGATGCAACATCGTGACCGTCGTTGAAGAATGGACTTGGGTGCCAAACTCCGTTTTCATTAAAGTAGAATTTTCTTGGAATCTTGAAAGAATCAACGGGACTCGAACCTGTTGCAGCAAGATATATGATCTTGCTCGCATAGCTACTCGCACTCAGATGATACTTGTTGAGAAGTGCCCTATAAGTCCCTCCTGGTCCGTCGTCAGCAATAGTCAGAACACCATTTCCAACTGAAACAATCGTGTCTCCTCCTCCACCACCGCCGGTGCCCAGAAGTGCCCATGATCCATTTTGATAAAACTGAAACGCATTGTCTGTCGTGTTGTAGATCATTGTCCCGTTTGTAGCAGTGATGGAATTTCTCTGCGTTGTCGTCATTCTGGGTATAACGACTCCTCCGGTGGTCGAGTTAACATTCAGAGTGCTGCCGTCGAAGGTGAGGTTTGCCTCACCCTGCATTGTGGTTCCATTAACTCCCGTCAAGATTCTGTTGTCTGCCGCATTGTTGAGAGTTAGTCCACCTCCTCCGCCCGATCCTGTCACATCAACTGTCATCTTTCCTACATAGAGAAATCCCCTAGCATAAGTGGGAACCCTAGTTGACTTGTAATCTTGTAAGAAAATTATACCACTATAGTAATCTATTTGCCAATCTGTTTCATCAAGTGAAGTGATCTCGTTTGCTGCATCGGTTGGATCACCCTTATAGAGCTTCAAGAAATAGGGATTTGCTCCTTGGTTAGAGAAGTTTGGGGGGACCAGCTGGACCTTCCCCAGTGTCTCGTAAACAACTTTGTCGTTGTCATAGTATCCGTTGCCCTTGTATGAGTTGCTTGACAATGATTCATAGTTTCCGGTCATCACGAGTTTATATCCATGCGTACCAGCAGCAGTTTCTTCATCACCTCCACCAAAACCCACTTGGCCGAAGGAACCAGTGTTTGCATCGTATGATGTGCCACCGATAGGTTGAACAATGAAGTCAACATATTCAACAGTTGCAGCTGCACCGGCACTGGCACTTTGCATCAAGTATAGTGTCTGAGCAGGGTTGTCAGGAATGGATTGTCCAAAGATAGTCTGGGATGACACCTGTATGTTTGACGGAATTGCCTCTTGAGCATCAGACTTGAGGTTTGACGTGTGCGCCCTTCCTAATAATTTCTTTTGCGAAAAAAGAGTTGCTGTTAGATTAGATTTTCCTGCCATACTTTATAACTATGATCCATATACAAAAGATATTCGAGACAAATATCCCGTCCAGTCTTTGTGTGCGGTTATCCTTACTACTAAGTAGTCTGCATTGCCTCCCGAAGTTCCGTTTAAGGTTGCAGTCCGGAAGTTTATGCCGTAAGAAGTGCCGTCGGCATCGACAGTTTGATTCACATCTCCACCACCACCGTTGAATCCACCAACATCGTTAGTTATGTTCTCTCCAACATTAGCAGGTCTTGCCATGTCTAACCACCCTGTGTCTCCCGGTATCTTAACTTCACAATGAATATTCTTATTTGCTCCCACTGCACCTGTGTTGAATGCCCCACCTTTTGCGACGAGGTTGGCATCGCCATAGAGAGTGACAGTTGCAAGAGAAACATCACCAACTTGATTTGAACGGAAATATCGATAATATTCCCTTGTTGTGGTTGCCAGGGAGGAGTAATTGGGGTTGCCACCGGGAGATTGAAGAACTCCACCATTTACTACGGAACGGTAATCACCACTCAACCCCCCCTTTGATGGGGAGAGGAGTTTGCCTCCGTAAAGAGAAAGTCCATTCGAATATCTGATATAAGATCCAACATCGTTCTCACTAATAGAGGAGTCCCACTTGTTGCCTGCATTGGTGACACTGTTTTGAGTGGCATAGGAGCCCGACTGTAATCTATATTTCTCTCCATCCATAGGTTCATTCGTATTAATATTTCCTGACTCACTGCCACTGAATACTAGAAAACTGTGCTGATTAACGGTTGATGTAGTCAAGTTTGATTTCAGTGGGTGTTTCACTCTGGAGTTGACTGAGGCAGTGTGGGAAACAGATGCATGTTCTCCCACTAAGGAGGTCGCAGGATCAAACGTGACTGTTCCCGTAACAAAGAGGATTTGATTTTGCGAATTTGCAGAAGTGGACAAAGGTGGAAGTGCCTTTGTTGCTCCGTTTGTTGTTCCTGGTGACGAGAGTCCACTGCCATTCGTGGTTATCTTCGAGACAGATGTGTTTGTCGTAGTTGGGAAACTAATGCCATCACTAAGTTCATAATACACATTTTTATACACATTTGAGACAGAGTATCGATATGAAGAAGAGCAAGTAGTAAAGTATTTTACACCAGAAAGAGAGAAAAACACACTTCCAGAAAAAGAATCCAAAACAACACCTGCTGATGCGAGTGCATTTGAGTCATTATCGTTCACCCACTCCACATAGTTTGTAGTTGTTTGACCTATTTCAGAACCGGTGTGGAACACCCTTGCGTAGTTCCACCCATTCCTCTGATCGGCCGCAGTGACTTGATATTTTCCCGTCCTATACATCTTTGTGTAATCCGGAAGATTGTTTCCTGAGTATTTTCCTGCGTCATAATTGCTCAAACTAACGAACCCGGAACCGTTCCCGTTGACCTCCGAGTCTGTCCCTGATCCTGGGTTTCCCGATCCTACACTAGCACTGGCCAGATCAACCTCGTGTATAACTGCTCCATTTACTTCCAACTTCAAACTACCAGTGGCAGCATTGTTGAAAGAGTTTGCCACATAACTCGGACTGTTTGCTGAGACATCCTCATTTAACTCCCCATCGATCACTGCTGTGCCGTCAAAGATACCAGCTATATCGAGACTACTAACGTAGTTACCGTTTAGATCTACGGCCGAATTACCAGTGGTTGTTGTTACGTTGGAGTATCCTCCGATGGATTTTGATGACCCAAAAGATAATTTAGCATCTTGGCCATTGTCATTAATATCGATGTCATCAAGGACAGGCGCGTCCGAAGGGGATGCTCCGGTGCCTGCGCCAAAAGAAACAACTATATCGTCAACATATCCTGTCCAGGCCGTTGTTGCCTCTATCTTTAAAACAATGTCATCTCCGTTGGCAACACCTGTTGTTCCGAAAGACAATCGATTTTCTGCATCGACAGAATTATCAAAAGACAGAACATACGCACCGGAGCCGTCGGATGTATCGTCAAAAGTGAAAGATTGGGCAACATCCATAAACCCAGTGGATCCTGGAATCTTTATAAATGCTCTGATTCTGCCGGAATTTAGGGCACTGCTGCTTGGCACTATTGTAGTAGAAGAACCATTTATCGTTAGAACAATGTCCCTCTTGGTTGCTCCAGTGGAATTTCTAAAATATCTAAAGAATGACCTCAACCCGGATTCACTAGAATAATCTGGATTTCCGGGAGGTGCGACACCGAGGGGGCCACCTTCGGCATTGTCACGAAAATCACCATCGTTCAAGGTTGCAAGTGGTGAATAGAGTCGGGCATTATAAAACTGCAATCCGTCAGAGTGGTGTCCGGAGGCAGTCATGTGAGTTTGAGAATTCCAAGTCCCACTATCGACATCCGATTGGTTATCGTATGATCCAGATGAAAGACGATAGGATTCTATTTTAAATCTTTCTCGGAGTGCGGTGGAGTTACCTGAAATGTTGTAAATGAGAAGACCTGTTAGGTTTGCTGTCCCTGCATTATTGAGATCTGATTTGAGTGGGTGAGCAACATTGACCTTGGAGGTGAGGGTGCCACTGAGGAATGTGTTGCCCGATGATGTTGCACTCCCTGTGATTCTCAAGACTTTTGTCTCGTCCTCTCCGGCACCAGTGTTTAGTGGTGGAAATCCTTGCGATGAGATTGTGCAATTCGTATTTGTAAAGGAAATGTTTTGTGTCGTATACACATTCTTGTATGCATTGTTGACATCGACGAGGTAATCTGCCGTGATGGATGTGAAGTACTTTACTCCTGAGAGGTATTTGCTTCCAGATCCTGCTGCATTTGTAAATCTTGCGTTTGTGGCAGTGAGGGCGGTGTTGTTGTTGTCGTTTACCCACTGGACATGGTTCGTTGTTTTTAATCCCCACGAACCAGAATGCTTTACTTCCGCATAGTTCCATCCATTTCGTTGATTGGCAGCTGCAATCTTATAATCTGCCGTTCTATGTTGAAAGATGCTGAACTGGTTTTGACTGCGATCTTGTGCAGACGAGGTTGTCGAGACGTTATAGAACCCTGAACCGGCACCGTTCAGGTGACTGCCATTTCCACTTCCAGGATTCCCGGAACCAATAGAGTCTGAGGTCAGGTCGATGCTGTGAAGTTGTGCTCCATTTACAAACAACTGAAGTGATCCTGTTTCAGCATTACCAAATGAGTCTGCGGGATAGTTGACGACAGAGTTGTCGTATGTATCCGTAGCAACATGAAAATTTACCTCCCCATTAATTACGGTAGATCCGTTGAATGTTGCTCTGCGGAGATTGTTACCAGATGACTGAACTTGGCTCGTATCATTAACATCTAATCCGGCAAAACTATCGAGAGTTGCCACGTTCGTGTATCCCGATATTGTGTTTGCTGCTCCGAATGATAGTTCGGCAGAAACACCCGTATCTGAGCAATTTATTTTCGATACATCAGGTGCTGGAGAGGGTGCTAGTATTTTTAGGATTTCGTTGAACCTGTCAACAGAAACACCGATGGAGGTATTGCTTGTAAAATCTGTGAAAAGACCATCCGTATAAGATCCGTCTTCGGCGTTACCAATTGTGGTGGTGCCGCCACCTCCACCTGTGGATGAAATAGTTATCTGACCATTGGAGCCTGTCACGAGAGTAACATTAGATCCTCCAATGAGGTAGGGATTGCCGTTTCGAAGTTTCGTTAAGGAGCCTGTCAGAGCAGTGGCAATGAGATCACCAACTGTTATATCGTTTGTTGTGGTGGCCCCGTTATCAGTTATTTGATCTAATGTTGATGCTGTTGAGATTCCGGTAAGCTTAGATCCGTCACCGTAGAATGCCGATGCAGACATGTTTATCGATGCAGACAAGTTTCCAATGATCGTGGCGTTGCCAGTGTGACTTCCATCCCACTCTGCTGTGACTCCGGTGAGGCTTGATCCATCACCGTAAAAACCTGATGCAGAAACATTTACCGAGGCAGATAACCCTGCAACTGCAAGTGTTGAGGTTGTTGTGGCACCTCTTCCGGTGACACTCTGTAAAGTGTCTGTTTCCGCATAATAACTTGCAGTTTGTGCAGTGACGACATAGGATGCGGTTTGGGCAGTGACTGCATTAGTTGCGTTGGTTGCACTAGCAACTGTGCCGACGATATTCCCAGCAGTGATTGCCGTAAGATTTGCACCATTACCATAAAATGCCGATGAGGACATGCTTATTGATGCAGACAAGTTTCCGATGATGGTTGCATTGCCTGTGTGGGAACCATCCCATTCTGCTGTGACTCCAGTGATATTGGAACCATCTCCATAAAATCCCGATGCTGAAATGTTGGTGGATGCAGATAAAGCTGCAACGGAAAGGGTGCCTGTCGAGGTTGCCCCACGAGCAGTTACCGATTGGAGAGTGTCTGTCTCTGCGTAGTAAGATGCAGTTTGGGCAGTAACTGCATTCGTTGCATTGGCAATTGCTCCAACGATGTTGCCAGCAGTGATGTTGGTAAGTGCCGAACCGTTACCTGTGAATGTGGACGCAAGAATGCCAGATGATGCACTCAACTGCCCATCTATGGTTGCATTGCCTGTGTGGGAACCATCCCATTCTGCTGTGACTCCCGTGATGTTTGATCCATCTCCATAAAATGCTGATGCAGACATGTTCATTGATGAAGATAGATTTCCTATAATTGTGGCATCTCCATTATGTGATCCGTCCCACTCTGCTGTGACTCCAGTGATATTGGAACCATCACCATAAAAACCGGATGCTGAAATGTTGATGGATGCAGATAACCCCGATACCGAAAGGGTGCCTGTGGTGGTTGACCCCCTGGAAGTGACACTCTGAAGGGTGTCTGTCTCTGCATAATAACTTGCTGTTTGGGCAGTGACTGCGTTTGTCGCATTGGATACTGCCCCGTTTACAGCAGAACCAATTATATATGATGCTGTATGGGCCAAGGCAACGGCACCGTCTACATTCACCCCCAGAATATAGTCTGTCTGGGTTGAACGATCTGCAAGGGTTGAGTGCGATGCTGTTCCAAAGAGAGATCCCGTAAAAGACGTGGCGGTGATCGAAGCAGAGGTGGAGTTGCCGTTATTTGTAATGTATTGCAAAGTAAAATCTGTTGCACTTCTGCCACCAACAGTAGACGCATTTACTGCCTGCGATGCGTAGGAAGCAGAATTTGCAATGGACGCAGTGAGGGCATTGGTTATCGATCCGGTCAATGTTGCTGAAGATCCAATTGTAATTTCACTCGTGGTCGTATCAATATCTATATTGGGGCCGGCAAGCAATGACTTAAACTGCAATTCTCTGCCGACCTTCTGGCTAAACAGTCCGATCCCCGTACCAAGATTTTTAACAGTATTTATTTCACCATCGGCACCTGTTGTCAGTGTTGCGTTGTCGCACAACTCTGTTGATGTCATGTCGATAATTTTACCATCAACTTTTTGTTGAGAAAGTTTAAAAACACCCTCTCTTGACCTAATGCATGTCGCAACAATTTCAAATTTCTGATCTACCTGTCCGAAGAGTTGCCTCGGCTGTCCAACTGTTGTTATTTCATAAAGGATCTTACCATATAAGACAAAATCACCCTCCCTCACAAAGAGGTTCTGATCTTCTGAGAGTCTCCTTTTGTGAAACCTGACAGTTATCTGAGATCTTCTGTCTATCCCTAGATTTGTGTTGGTTGTATCCGACCCCTCCCATGAGACTGCGGCAAAGACTCGCATTGGTGGAAGGAATGTCTTTTTTACGGCCTCTCCGTAGAGGTCATGAAAATTACTGTGCTTTACGCTGACCGGAAAATAGACGACTTGTTGCCCAATCACTCGTTCGAGCATCTCATCATTAACTTGCTTTACTAAGTCCGTTGATTTTTTCCCTGTGAAGAGTGGTGGGGGTGGATTTGAGGGTCTTTCGGATATTTCCTCACATGCTACCGGTGTTGTTCCGGAACCTCCTGTGGAGGTGCCTGTGCCGTCCAGAACATTGAGTTCGTTTACAGGATCACATGGAGCAGCAGTTAGTCTAGGGTCGTCTTCGTCTGATACTTTTTTTTGCTCTGGAAAA